GCATACCCCAGATTAAAAAACCAGACGGTAACTTGTGTGAATCTATAGATATTCTAATAAAAGATAATCCGGAGTTAGAGCATTTAAGAAATATGACTGTAGTTAAACACAGGATAGGTGCAGTGCAAGGTTTATTAGAAAATGCTAATGATAATGGTTTTGTTGAAGCAAAGATACAAGGCTTTACCAACACCCTAAGATTTAAACATGCTGTATGTGTTAACTTACCTTCCGACAGAAAACCATACGGTAAAGAATTACGAGCATTGTTTACAGTAAGAAAAGATAATCATACATTATGTGGTTCTGATATGGCTAGTTTAGAAGACAGAACTAAACAACATTACATGTGGGAGTATGACCCAGAATATGTTAAGGCTATGACAACAGATGGTTTTGACCCCCATTTAGACTTAGCATTATCAGCAGGTGCAGTAACACAAGAACAAGTTGATGAATATAAAGCTGGTAACAAGAGGGATGAAGTATCACAACTAAGACACAATTATAAAGGTGGTAATTATGCCTGTACTTATGGAGCAGGTGTTACTACTTTATCAAGACAATTAGGTATTAGTGAAGCTGAAGCAACTAAAATACATAAAGCATACTGGAAAAGAAACTGGTCATTAAAAGAGATAGCAAAGAATTGTGAAGTTAAAATAGTTAATGAACAGATGTGGCTTTGGAATCCTGTATCTCAATTATATTATTACCTCAAGGCAGACAAAGATAAGTTCTCTACTTTGAATCAAGGCACAGGTACTTACTGTTTTGATATGTGGTTAGCTTTTATTGTAAAGAAAAGGAGACAATTAACAGCTCAGTTTCATGATGAAGTTATCCTAGAATTACAAGAAGATAAACAAAAACAAGTAACAGAAATATTAAAAGAATCTATACAAAATGTGAACAAACTCTTAAAATTAAACAGGGATTTGGACTGTGATATCTCCTTCGGGAAAGACTATTCACAAATACATTGAGTATGATATACTGAAAAAGTATTAACAACAATGGAGGTAAAACTATGGCAATAAACAGAGTATCACCCCAAGCAGAAAAGAGTACTTCTACTATAGAGTACACTAATGTTGCAGAAGGTGAACACGAAGGGCGTTTGGTTTATGTTGCTGATTTAGGTCTACAAGAGCGTAACTTTGCCGGTGAGGATAAACCACCAGCTCAACAGTTATCTCTAGGGATTGAATTAGTAGGACAGGAACAGACTTTATCAGACGGTGGTACATTACCCCGTATCTTATGGTCTAAACCTTTCAACATATTTCAAACTATGAATGAGCGTGGTAACGAATATAAGTATTATAAAATGTTTGTACCCACAGCTAAAGATGGTGAAGTAGCAGATTGGGATAGTGTATTAGGTATGCCAGTCAATGTTGTCGTTACCCACAGCAAGTCCGGAGATAGAACTTATGATAATATAAGTAGTATGTCCGCTATACCTGCTAAATATCAAGGGCAAGTATTACCTGCAAAAACTACAAAGATGGCAGTAGGAGATGCAGAAGACGAAAACAATATAGCAACTGTAGCTATGTTTGGTTTAGTTAAATACTTACATGAAAGAAGGGTTAACGGAAAAGTAGTTGAAACAAGTGCGGCTGTTACAGCAAAGTCAGCAGGGAATGAAGATTTCCCAGAAGAAGTTATACCTTTTTAAACATGAAGCTACTAATAGACGGAGACCCTATTGTTTATAGAATAGGGTTCGCATGTCAAAAAAAGAATAAGGAAACGGGGGAAGTTGAGGCTGACCCTGTTCCTTATACTCTTTACTCTTGTAAGACATTTGTAAATAATATTTTAAATACTACAAAATGTGATATCTACAAGATTTTCTTATCTGGTAAAAATAATTTCAGATATAAAATTAGAAAAGATTATAAAGCTAATAGGTCTGGTGTAGAAAAACCAGTACATTATAAAGTTATTAAAGACTATTTGATAAAGCAATATAAAGCTCAGATAGTTGACGGCATGGAAGCTGATGATGCTTTATCCTTATCTCAAACAAAAGATACAGCAATAGCTACTATTGATAAAGATTTATTAATGGTAGAGGGTAAGCATTATAATTATGTCAAAGAAACTTGGCAAGATGTTACGGCTGAAGACGGAGAACGATTTTTTTATAAACAAATGTTAACCGGTGATAAAGTTGATAACATTATTGGTATACATGGTATAGGTGAGAAGAAGGCTACCAAACTTCTTGACAATACTCCTAGAGAAGAATGGGATAAAGTAGTGCTACACTTATATCAAAAAGAATTTACTCCTGACGGTTTTCAAAGAGCCGTAGAAAATGCACAGCTGTTATGGATGTTGCAAAAAAATAAACAGAATCCAATAGATTTTGTTAAGGAGTTATTAAATGAAAGTAAGAACAAAAAGAAAAAATAAAAATATATACAGAAGTGGTTTAGAAAGCACTTTTGCAGCAAAGACCAAAGGCATGGGTTTTATCTTTGAACCAGAAAGAATGCCTTACACAGTTCACCGAAAGTATGTACCTGATTTTGTTAAGGAAAATATATTAATTGAGTGTAAGGGATTTTTCAGAGCCGGTGATACATTAAAATATAAATCTGTTAAAGAGTCTTATCCCGATAAGGAACTTATATTTATTCTATCTGACCCCTTTAAAAAAGTTAGGAAAGGTAGTAAATTAAATATGGGTCAGTGGTGTTTTAAAGAAAATTTTGCTTTTTTTACAGTCAAAGATTGTGATAAATTAAAAGTATATATTTCGTTAAGTAAAAAAGAAAGACATAAATACAGGCAAGAGTATCTAAGAGGTACATAATGGGTGATATATTAGATTTTATTCAATACAAAGAGGGTAAAGAAAAAGAAAAATTCGGTATGACTTTTGAAGAACTTTGTGAAAGGCTCAAAGGTATAGATGAAATTACCCTTATGGAAGTACTGGAAATAAATTCTGAAGATTTAATTCAAAGGTTTGAAGATAAAATAGAAATAAAAATTATTCAAATAAAAAAAGATTTAAAGGGAGAATGATGACAAGAATTTTAACAAAAAAAGAAACTTATACTGTAGATTATCCACAAGCAATAGCATACTGCGAAGATGCAGAAAAGATATTGTGGTTTGCTAATGAAATAGAAATGGAAAAAGATATACATGATTTAAAAACTAAACTAACACCCCAAGAATTACATGGTGTTACTACTGTTCTTAAATTATTTACTTTGTATGAACTACATGTAGGTAATGAGTACTGGTTAGATTATGTAAGAAAAGTATTTCCACGCCCTGAAATACAGCGTATGTGTAGTGTGTTTGGTATGTTAGAACTAAATGTACACGCCCCATTCTACGATAAACTTAACGAGGTTATGGGTTTAAAGACAGATGAATTTTATAGTAGCTACACTAAAGATAAAATACTAAAGCAAAGAATGGATTGGGTTGAAGAACAGTTTAAAGAAAAAGACCCATTGTATATTACTGCTGTTGGTAGTATTACTGAAGGTGCAATTTTATACAGTAACTTTGCTTTCCTAAAACACTTTCAAGCAGAGGGTAAAAACAAACTAATGAATATGACTGCTGGTATTAACTTCTCAGTTAGAGATGAGAACTTACACAGCGAGGCAGGTGCATGGCTACACAAAACAATAAAAAAAGAAATAGGAATTAGTGAAGCAAAGTATGAAAAAATTATTGATAAGATAAAAGATACATGCTCTCAAGTGTATGAGCATGAATGTAGAATTATTGATATGATATTTGAACAAGGAGATATCAAGGGAATTACTGCTAAACAAATGAAAAACTTTATTCAGTCAAGATTAAATATTTGTTTATCACAGTTAGATATAAAACCTATGTACAATGTAGAGTATGACCCTATAAGTAATTGGTTTTATAAAAATATTAACAGTGGTTCTTTACACGATTTCTTTGCAAAGCAAGGGAATAATTACTCAAGAGATTGGGTGGAGGGTAAGTTTGCATGGTAAACAGTACAAAACCTAAGAAAGAAGACAGAAAAAAGTTTGATATTGATTTAGCTTACGGTGAAATAAAAGAAGAAAAGATAGCTTCTATGTTAAAAGATAAAAAGATAGAAGTTAAAAGTGAAAGAGGGCTGTGGATGAAGACAGGAAATATTTGTATTGAATATGAGTGTTGGAAAAAACCTTCTGGAATTAATGCTACAGAGTCTGATTATTGGTTTCATAATTTATGTATTGATGATAAAATATTTTGCACTTTGATATTTGAAACAAAAAATTTAAAGAAGATAATTAAAACAATGAAAGGTAAAAAGTCAGTTATGGGTGGAGATAACAATGCATCTAAAATGTGGTTATTACCCATAAAAAAATTATTTGATATTGATACATTTGAAAGGTTTAAAACTAATGAAACATAAATCAATTTATGACGAGATAGGAGATGAACGAAAAGAATTACAAGCAGAGGGTAAACTCCCTTTGTGGGTTACTACCCCTTCTTGGCAAATACTAAAAGATAAATATACTAGCCCTGAATATCCTGATTTATATTCTATTTATAAAAGGATAGCAACTGCAGCAGCAAGTCACATGGGAGAGGAAGAAGAACATTATAGAAAAGTATTTTTTAATCTCATGTGGAATGGTTGGTTAGCTTGTTCTACCCCTGTACTAGCTAACATGGGAACTAAAAGAGGTTGTCCGGTATCTTGCAGTGGTAATTATGTAGGTGATAATGTTTATGACTTTTATGATTCACAAAAAGAAACAGCAGTTTTAAGTAAAAATGGTTTTGGTACTTCAAGTTATCTTGGTGAGATAAGAGAAAGAGGTATGGCAATTTCTACTGGTGGGGTGGCTAGTGGTATACTGCCGGTACTCAAAGACTTTGTACAGTTATCTCGTGATGTATCACAAGGTAATACTAGGAGAGGGGCATGGGCTGGTTACTTAGAAATAGAACATGGTGATTTTTGGGAGATAGCTGACCATGTTATTAATCACCCTGACGATTGCAATATAGGTTGGTTAATCACTCAAGAGTTTATAAACAGATTAGACAGTAAAGATGAAGATGCAATATCTCGTTATCAAAAAGCTATGAAAGTTAAGATGCTAACAGGTAAAGGTTACTTTGTTTTTATTGACAAAATGAATGAACAAAACCCACCTATGTACACAGAGCATGGTTTAAAAGTTAAAGCTAGTAACTTATGTACTGAGATAACTTTACATAGTGACGAGTTTCATACCTTTACTTGTGTCTTATCGTCTATGAATTTAGCTAAGTATGATGAATGGAAAGATACAGATGCAGTGCATGATGCTATCGTATTTTTAGATTGTGTTGCAGAAGAATTTATAAGTATGGGTAAAGGTATAAAAGGTTTAGAAAATGCAGTTAGATTTACTGAATCTGGCAGAGCATTGGGGTTAGGGGCATTAGGATTTCATACCTACCTACAACAAAATATGATTGACATTGAATCATTAGAAGCTCATACTCTAAATATGAATATCTTTAAAGCTATAAAGAAAGATGCTGTAAAGGCTAGTCAAATGTTAGCTAAAACTAAAGGTGAGCCTAAATGGTGTAAAGGACATGGAGTTCGTAATACCCATTTATTAGCTATAGCACCTAATAGTTCTAGTGCATTAGTTTGCGGTAGTGTATCACAAGGAATTGAACCAGTTTATAAGAATGTATTCGTACAAGGAAGCCCCGCTGGTGAAATAAACCGCATCAACCCTGTACTGATTGAGTTAATGAAATCTAAAGGTGTATATAACCAAGATACCATTAATCAAATCATTAAGGATAATGGTTCAGTACAGTTAGTTGATTGGCTTACTGATGAAGAAAAATCTGTATTTAAAACTAGTTTTGAGATTAATCAAGAAGTGTTAGTTAGATTAGCTAGTGCAAGGCAAAAATCTATATGCCAAGCACAGTCATTAAATTTATTTTTCCCTAGTGATACTCCGGAGGAGGAAATTAGTAGGGTACATAAGATTGCTTTTAAAGATAAATATATAAAGTCACTATACTATTTACGAAGTGAGGCTGGAGTAAGGGGTAGTAGTGGTGAGTGTGTAGCATGTGAGGGTTAATCTCCTAAAGAGTAACTGGTGGTGTCTTTCCTCGCACCACCTTTTATTTTTGTTTACTTTTTACTTTTGCTTGTACTGTTTTTGATAACTCTTTAAAGTGATAAAGTCTTTTACTGTTTTTTGTATGTTTTACCCCTGAATGTAAATGTCCATTAGGCATTTTGTGAGTAGCACCTTTATGTAATTTACCATCTTTTGTGTAGTGTTTTGCATTTTTCATATTAATTCTCCATTGGTAAGTTGTTAAGTCTTAAATGTATTTTACCCAGTTCTCTTTCTATCCAACTAGCTAAATTATCTTCTATATCTCTAACCATTGTATCTTGTTTTTCTAGTATACCATACATTTCTCTAATCATATTATTATTAAATAATACCCTTTCTTCTAAATTACTTAAATTAGATAAAAGATTACTTCCTATCCAAATTAAAATAACTACTGAAAATATTGATAATAATAATGATAGTTTATTCATACTAATTACCTAGCGAAAGAGGGTTAGAGTTAATGGTTGAACTTATTTTTTCAAAACTTTTGTCAACATGTTCTACAATTCTATCTATATCTGCGTCAATTTTATCTATAGATGTTTTGTTGTTAGTTGCGTTTATTTCCACAGCAGTAATTCTTTCAACGATTGCTGAATTATCTGAGCTTGGAATACTCGCAACATTATCTTCTAAACTGCTCAATCTTGATGACAGGTCTGCTATTAGCCACACTCCACTGCCCATTGGCGTTCCCAGCCCAATCAAAAAAAGCAGCACTAGCTTGGGCGTAATCTTGATTGTTGAATCCGTCTTGTTCATAAAAATCTATCTCCGTTGTTGTTAAGTCTATTGTATCTTTATATGTATTTTTAAAATATCCTTTATCAAAAGATACTATGGTAGGTACATCAACAGTTTGTACCTTTACATCTGATACAGGTTTATCTAGTACATTTTTTTTGTTGTGTACCCTGTGCTTTTCTTCTTCTTTTTTACTTTCTTCTTCTTTACTGGTTTCTTTTTGTAATTCATTACTTTCTCCTTTGGTTTCTTCTGGTTGTTTAACTTCTATTTCTAAATCTTCTTCCATAGTAGTTTCTTCTACTTCAGCAGGAATTTCTTCACTTCTAATTTCCTCTAATGTTTCTGGCTCTGGCTCATTTACCGGCTCAATTTCCATATCCATTTCTACATTAATTTCTGGCAACTCTATACTTGGAATATCCATTTCAACAGGTACATCAGCACCAACATTAATAATATTATTAGTAGCTATGTCAGCCACTAACAAATTTTCTTGGGGTGGGCTTATTTCAATTACCCCTGTGGAAATTGTATTTGCTATAGATGTAGCATCCAATGAACCAATTTGAACTTTTTCCACAACAACAGGCTCTACCGGTGCAATTTCTATAGGAACTGGCTCTATTATAACAGGTTGTACTACCTCTGGGACAACAATCGCTATAGGAGCTTCTATTTGGACTATATCGGGGACTTCTATAGGTTGAGCCACTACTGGGTTAGTTAGTGTTAAAGTAAGGCTTAAATCGTCAATGATAGAGCCAAATTTTCCAACTTTGTCTCCAGTATCATGTCCATACACATTTATAGTAATATTTGTATTATCTACATTAAAATCTTTATTTACATCAAGAGTAAAAGTAGATGTTATGACTCCATCATTATAATCACTTGTAATATTGTGAGTCAATACTTCTGATTGAGTACCATCCGAAATAGTAATAGTTGTATTAACTGGGTCTAAGTTACTTGCTGTTCCTGTTGTAGTACACCAATTACTACCCTCATTGTTACAACCAATGGATACAATACTACCATTTACTTTATCAATGTATTTTTGTTCTGTATTAATATTACCTAACGATATATCTTGTGTTACCGACCCACCCTCAATACCACTAAATCTAACTGATTTATTTATGTCACCATAATTATTGCCATCATAACTAGCTGTACCATCTAACTCCCAGCCTTCCGTCTGGTTATCAAATGAACCGTTATTTAGGAGATTTGTTGTTTCCGTTGCTTTGACCTTTTGACTGACTGAAATTAGAAATATTGTAGTCAGTACCGAGGTAATCAGGATACCTAATAATTTGTCCGTAGTCATTTATATAACCCATCATTTTGTAATGTTTAATTGCTTCCTTACCAATCAATGCTTTTTTGCCATTCCATATACTGCATGGAGTTCCAGAATGCAACATAGCACTCCATACTTCTTTACTACCAGCACAAAGAATTGAAATACTTGCAACCTTTAATCCAGCTTTGCTTAAACTATTTGCTAACGCCCTACGCTCACAGTTCCAATCTGTAAAAGTTGTTCCTGTAGATATACCAACGACTGAAGTTTGTACAGCCCCTACCACCGGAAAGCTGCATATCATCTGACTGTAACTTTGCACACCTGCAGAGATTGCAGAGGGTGGGGGTTGGTTTTTGTAATTTACTGTACTATCTGCTGCATAAGTAGTTATAGTTGTTATGACAGCTACTATGGTTATTATTAATAAAAATATAAAATTATTTGCCACTATTCTTCTTTTGTTCCCATTTTAAATTTAATATCTTCTTTATCATAGTCAGGTAATTCATTTATAATAGATGCTACTGCTTTACCAACATAATCAGCAGTTAAAGCTTCACCAACTCCTAATGAATTTTGTCTAACTCTATTATTTAAAGTTAACAATTTATTAGCAGCCTTTTTATTAACAACAATTTTTGAAAGAACCCATGGTATTGCTAATATACTTGTAGCGGAGTAAAATGCACCTTTTGCTGCTTCTGCACCTGCAATTACACTTGTTCCAGCACTTACCTCCCTACTTCTTATAGCTAAAGAAAACATATCTTGACCGGGTTTTTTAGAACTTTCTAGTAATGCATTAGCTGTTTTTTTAAAATTATTATAGCCATCTTTACCTAATAAAACTTTTAATCTCTCTGCTTCTTGAGGATTTGTATCTATTTTTTGTAATTTAGTTTGAAATTTTTTTACATCAAAAGTACCTGAAGTTTCTCCAAAAATATTTTTTATATAAGTTTGTCTTATCATTTGTTTTGCTTCATCTGCTGATTTAACAGCACCTTCTAAAGTTATTCCTTCTTTTTTAGCAATTTTAAAAGATGAGTCAAGACTGCTCATTAATTTTCTTATTTTTGAAGGGTTAGTATTATTTGTTATTAATCTACCTATAGCATAATAATCTTCATTTTTACCAGTTTTTGCTATTGATTTATTTATTTCTGGTAGTAAATTACCTAATGTTTCCCCATAAGATTTAGTTATAGCTCTATACTCTTTAGCTAAACCTTTATTAGCAATATTTAAGGTATTATCTACACTTTTTGAAATAACTTTAGAAAATTTAGCTAGGTCAGCTGTATCTGAATCACTAAATCCAGATTTAAAACTACCAGCATTACTAACATCTTTATTTATTTCTTTTTGAAAAGTCATTAGTTTGTTTACAGAAGCATCTGGTAAAGCATTAAATGCAACTTTTGAACTTGCTAATTGATTTCCTATTAAATTTTCTTTAGTTTTTTGTATTACTTTTAATGTTTGTTTACTTAGTGTATTTATACCATCTTTATTTGCTTCTGCAACAAAATCATCTATAGCTTTAGTAATATTACCTACAGGTACATTTGTATTTCCATATTTTTCTGAAAGACGAGATAAACCATTTGTATAACTAGTTTGATTAACTTTTTTAGCTTGTTGAATAATACCAAACATTTCTTCACCTAACTTTTCAGTTGAAAGTGCAAACTCTGGATTAATACCATCTATTTGTTTTTTAACTTCTCTTTGTATAACCTCTGAATTATTTTGTGCAATCTTATCTAATTTTCCCCTAGATAATAAACCAACCGCACTAATAGACTCACTAACATCATACCAACCTTTAAATAAATTATCTTGTTTAACAACTTGTGACGGTAAAAGTGTACCACCCCCTTCTTCTAATAATTTTTGTGTTGCCTGTAATGATTCATCAGTACCAGCTGCCCCAACATAAGTTTTGCGTTTTGTTTTAAGTGCTTTATATACAGGAGATAAGTATTTAAAAGTACCAAGAGTTGCCACATCAATACCTGCAGATATACTAGCATCTTTTAATGCTTTGTTATAGTCAACCTCTCCAGTTTTATATTTAGAAGAATTTGCAGAACCAAAGAATGTACCTATAAAACCACCTAATACACCACCAGCTCCTAAAAGTAAAGGGTGTTTTATAGGGCTATATTTAGCTACTGTTTTAAAACCAGTATATGCACCAGCTATACCTCCGGGTAAATCTAAATTTTCTTTAAACCATTCAGCAAATGCATTTGAGTCTTGCTCTTCTGGGGTTGTACCTTCTAATCCTTGCTCACTTATAAAACTTTCAATACTTTGTAGTTCTTCTCTTGTTGGCTCATCACCAGCAATTTCTACTATACCTAACCCCTCAATATTTATTTGTCCCATTATTTAATCCTATTTATTTTGTATTATTTTACCATTTATAATTTTAAAGCTTTTAACAGGTTTACTAGTGGTAGCTTCTTCTTCTTTTCCTCCTATACCAAATTTTTTTAATTTTTTGGCAAAAGCATCTGATTTTTTATAGGCTTCCCAAGCTTCTAAGTATCCAGCATTTCCTTTTGTTTCTTTTACATAATTAACTCTAAATCTACCTTGCTCAGCTTTTATTTTATTCATTTTAGCTATACCTCTTAAAAACTTAGCTGCTGTTTTTCCATTAGCATTTTCTGATAAGAAAGCCCCTAAAACTATCTGTACATCTTTATCGGAAGCTGCACCGGGAGGTAGGTTATCTAGTGTATTATCTGCTCTTATTTTTCTCCAATCAGCTCTTAGTATAGAAATTTCATCCTCTGTACCACTAAATTCTTTCCATTTTTTTGCAGCTAGACCAGCAACACCACTAAGTTCATCTAAATCATCAAACCTTTCAGCTATATCTTCCATTTTATTAGCCTTATTTGTAAGGTCTATAACATTATCTACTATTTCTTTATTTTGTTTTATTAAAATATTTGGTAATGTTTTATATTTTTGTATTTCTTTCATTTCTTCTTCTGCTGCTTCATATGCCCCTGCATCAAAAAGTTGTTGATATCGTTGCGTTCTACTACCTACAACATCATTCTGATTTATTGGAATAGTAGAGTTTACTTTTTTTGTTATTTTCTTAGATTGTTCCGCCATACGAAGTGCAACATTCCTATATTGTACAGCAAGTTCTGGTCTTCCAGCCTTATCTAAAAGTTGAGCTGCCTCATAGTTACCTTGTGCAGTACTTTTATCAATATTGTCAAACTGTTCTTGTAAAGCTTCATTTTCTTTTGCTTGAGTTAAAGCAGGGTCTTCATACCCTAATCTTTTCATTAGACCACGCCCTAGAATATCACCAAACTGTTGACCTAGTATAGCTACCGTAGGGTCTATGTCACCCTGTTTAATTCTTTGTGCTGCTAGTAATCTATTTCTTTCAGCTCGTTTTTCTAATACATCTTGTGTATCTAACCCAAATATATTTTTAATCATTCCTGCCATTTTACCCTCCTGCCTTTTTGTTGCCATATGCAGAACCAGCAGAACCTGCAGCTGCTACTAGCATTTGTTCAAATAATCCCGGCTTACGACCTGTAGCTGGTGTACCTGCTTGGAATGCTCCAGCAGTTGCAGCAGCACGAGCTTGTTCTAATCCAGAAGCTTGACCGATTAAACCTTGTTCTATACCTAGTACATCTCTAAATGTACCCATACCAGCCCCTAGACCACTTAGTAAGTTAGCTAGTTGTTGTTGTCTTGCTGCTTGATTTATATTATACAACTCAGATTGTAAACCAAAGTCTTGTAATCTTTCTGTAGCAGCTAATCGTCTAGCTTCAGGAGCTAACTCAGCTAATGCCCTAGATTGTGCTAAACCTAATCCGTAAGCATCAGGGCTAATCATTCCTGTACCTGCCCCAGCACCTACTGCTTCACCGGATAATTGTAAACCTAAACGACCTGACCCAAACAAATCACTTCTTAATTGTTGTCTTTGTCTTTCTAATTCAGGTTCTAATAAAGCAGTTTGCTCTTGTAATATTTGTTGCTCCCTTGTTCTTAAATCGTCACCCATAAAATCAAATGTAGGGACAGGGGCTTGTGTTTGTTCTAAGTATTGAGAAAGTAAGGGGCTAGTTGCCAGTAACCCTTGCTCGTACAACGCTTGTAATTCAGGGGTTAGTTCTTGTTCAAACTTAAACCCTTCTCCATCTCTAGTGCCTGTTGCTGTACCTGCTAAACCTGTATATGTAAACGGTTCAAACTTAGCTCCGGGTGCAGCTTGTGCAGGTTTTGCTTTTTCTCCACCTAATATTTTTCCTACTACGCTACCCATTATTTTATCTCCTTAGTTTTATTTCGTTTTCTCCAGACCTGATGTAACAAACCATCTAGTCCCATTTCTGTGCTATATAATTTAAATTTGTACATTTCTAAAAATTTCCTATGTTTGTTATCATCAGTATTTTCATGTAAAGCATATACATCTTGTTTGTATAACTTTAATATTAATTCTAAACTGTGATGTAAATTTATTTTTGTTTCCTTATTCCATTTGTAAACATCACAATGTAAAAATATTTTATCCTCATACTGCTCTGTAAATATTGTATAATCTTTATAAATTATTACCGGTACTTTCATTAAGCAGTTCTTTTCCACATATATACAACTATGTAAGGTTGTAAGTTAGCATCTGTACCACTAGAACCAGCTGATGCTACAGATGTGCTAACACTAATTCCTGTTGTTGCTGTAGAAGTTGATACCATATTAAAAGTGCCAGTACTACCAGCAGCAAAAATTTTTCCTGAAGCACTTCCAGAATCAGCAGCAGATGGATTTGTTCCAGCCTCATCAGTATAACGAAATACATTAGAACTGTGTGCATGTCCAGAATCAGATACTGAAGAAGTAGCAGTGTGAGTGTGAGTTGGTATTGTAGCGTCTGCACTACCACCTGTTTCTTCTAATGTATCAAATGCTGTATCACTACCATCTATACCTACCATAACACGACCTGCACCAAATGATACCCAAGTACCAAAACCTAATAAGGTTGCGGGGTTAGTAGATACTGCTGCTTGTGTATATATAGTTCCTACTGGAAATAAAGCTGCTTTAGCTGCAGCAACTGCAGTAGTAATAGCAGATGTTACATAAGCTGTAGTGCCTATTTGTGTTGAATTAGTAGCAGCACTAGCTGTTGGAGCTGTTGGTGTACCTGTTAAAGCAGTATTATTAGTATCAGCTTTACTGTTTACTGCTGTCTGTATGGCATCAAATTCATCATCTATTTCTGTACCTTTTACAATCTTATTTGCATTACCTGTAGATAACGCATCTTTTGCTGCAAAGTCTGTTGTTTTTGAATAATTACTCATTATATAATCCTACCCTGTTTAGTGTAAATGTCTAATTTTTGAACGCTTAGTAACGCCCCATCTATTGTTGTTTCAATACCAAGTTGTACTATTGAGCCTGAACCTGCTACGGAAGAATCAAGTCTTTCCAAAGAAATACCTGATTGATATTCTGCTACTGTTGTTGCATTACTTCCATACTCAGCTATGCCATATTCTGACACTGCTGATTGACTTAAAGTAAATGGAAAACTAAAATAATTAGTTGTATAATCAAAACCACACTTTAAAGTAAAAGATTGTGATGAACTTCCAATAGCTGTAACTGCTGCTTTTTTTAATAATTTAAGTATATTAGGTTTATTAAAATCAAAATGATTAGTAAAGTATGACATAGTATATGAACTACCATTGTCGTTATAACCAGTATATTCAGCTAAACCATTTACTTGAGTCATATACATAGTTTTATTAGTTGGGTCATAAATATAGTCAGTATGGTTTAAGTTATTCCAAGTAGTTACTCTTAATGAAGCATCTTCTAAAGTACCTCTAGTATCAAATACAAATACTTGTGCTGCTTCCGGTAAACTAATTAAGTAAAAAGCTTCTTCAGGAAAGTAAGAAGATTTGACTAAATCTAAATTACTTTCTCTATTAACTACATCCATAAATGTATCTCTTACATTTTTAGACAAATCATTTAATGGTTGTGATTTTTCTTGTATTGTTCTACCTAATGAGCGTAGCCCAGTAGCCGATAGAAATACAATATCATTTCCTGAATTTTGTATACTATCTCTAGCAATACAACCTACCCCTGAAATAACCTCAACTAAAGTTAAAGAGGTTGTGCTAATACTAGATGCAAAGTTATCTCCATCTGCATATATAATAATATGATTTTTACAAAATATAATTAAATTACCATTCATTTCACCTAAACCAGTAATTACATCTTGACCTTTAGGTAAAACTCCCGATATATTTAAAGAGCCAGAACTACCACCACTCCATTTATATCCATCTAAAACATCAGTAAAATAAACTGTAGTTTTATTAGTTGCAGTATCAGCCGCCCATAAACGACCAAATGCTGACATAACTATATTAGCTGTAGGGGGTGTTCCTGCACTCCCTGAGTGTTGGTCTACAGATTTAAACTCATTAGCTGTAGTTTCATTTGTATAATATAAAGGTTTATAACCTCTTTGAAAAAAGTATGCTATATCGTTTAATGTTGCACTACTCCAATTACCAGCACTAATAGTATCAGTAGTGGTAGGGGTGCGTTCTGTTAGTGTACTTAGCCCTGTATAAAATTTAGTACTAGACCAAGATATTAAAGTATTAGTACCAGCTACATCTAAAAAAGGATGCATACCTTTTAAGTTAGTACTTGTGCCTCCGGAAGTAGTACGATATGTCCAACCTTTTCTAGCACCTAATCTACCAAACTCATCTATAATACAGTTATTAGCTTCTAAAGCAAAACTAGGGTCATTAGCTACACTAGACTCTTGGGTATTTAAACCTAAGAATGCTGGGGCTACTAATGATGCTGTTAATATTTGTTTTGACATTATATAATTTTCCTATAAATTATGCTTGATACCAAAGACTTTCTTCTGGGTGTTTAGCTGCATCTAATGCTATAGCATCTTGTAATGCAGTGTTTGCTTTAGCAAATGCACTTACTGGACTAGCTCCGCCATCTTCCCCTCTTTCTTCTACAGCTAATGCATAAGCTAATAGTTCAATAGGTTTAGTTGGTATACTAAATGTATCTGCATTATTTTCTCTTTCTGCACTTCTTAGTATTACATTAAAATTAATTGTATAAGCTTTATCAGGTATTGGGTATAAATCAACTTGTGTATCCCCATCAGCACTTATACCATTAAAAGAATAGTAATAAGGTGAACCTGTTCCGGGTGTACTATTTAAAAATAAATTATTAAAATCATGTGAACTTTTTTGTTTTAAGAAAAAATTATCTGTATCATTTATAACATCTAATATTGTTAATCTATTTTGTGAACCATTTAATTCATAGTTAAATACACCATCAGAAGTAGTAGCTGTTAAAGTAGTACGAAGACCTGACCAATGCCAAGCATTCTCTACTTCTATTAAAGCATCATTAACTAACACCCCTATTAATTTAGAGTATGTTGTTTCATCTACAGATGCTACAGTTCTTTCCCTTAATCTTTTTAAAATATTATTTACTACTTGTAAGTATGTCATTTTATATTCCTATATTAACGATATTTTTTTACTTTCTTTGCTACTTTTTTAGGTTGTGCTACAAACTGTTTACCTTGCTTATTACCTTTTGCTTTAGCAGCATTAGTAGCTCTTTTTTCAGCGGGTGTTAAAGCATTCCAAGCTGCATCCGGTAAGTATCTTCTTTTACCATTGCTAGGTTTACCACTGGATGTTCTCCACTTTTGGTTAGTCCAATCAGTTAAACTTTGTTGTCTTTTAGTTTTAGCCACGATAACCACCACCTTTAGCTTTATATTGTTTAGCTAACATTTGAGCTTTACGAGCTGACCATTGTCCGGGCTTACCACCCTTACTACCTGCTTTAATTTTATTAAATAAATTTTTACGCATAGTAGGTTTAGTATAATTACCTGCTTTATTTACTGTACTTTTTCTTTTTTTCTTTACCATTTTACTTTATTCGCCCAATAAGCTGCTGACATTTTTCCTTTAGCTATGTTTTTACTATGTCTAGCTTTAAATGATTTTCGTTTTGCTTTCATTTTAGCTGACTCCCCTGCTTTAGGTTTACCTGCTGTACTAGCTCCTTGTTGTCCAAACCTAATAGTTTTAATTTTATCGCCTTGTTTAGCTACAACTATATGAGATTTTTTAGGGTGATTAGGGGTACGTTTAGGTTTATTAAAACCACTAACTCCTGCCCTTGTTAATCTACTATCTTTTTTCATAATTTATGTGGCATCCTTCCACGATAATATAGCCTACGATATTGCCCATTAATTTTTCTGTCGGGGTGGGCTGCCATTATTTTTGCAAGTGTATACATATTGCCTCCTTACAGTTTAGTTAATCCACCAAAGCTAGATAGCCATACTATTAAGCTTATAGAAACAACACCCATAATCCACATTAGTTTTTTAGATACATTTTTACCAACTTCAGCATATACTTTTTCTAATGCTCTTTCAGCTGCTTTTTCTGCTATTCTGTCTATGTCAGATTCAGTTAAACAATTTTCACAACTTTTATTTTCTTTCATAAATTATCTCCTAATCCGCATCCGCTATATTGTTACCATCAATAGCCGCCCATTCTTGTACTGCTTGGTAGTCTGTGTTTGCTGTATCTATTGGCACATTATAAATAATGCTATCAGCAACAACAATGTATTCACAAAGCTCATTATTATATTCTGCTTTTTTAACTGATTCTATTGTTTCTACACTTATCATAATTATAACTCCGAATCTGCTGTCCAATGCCAATAAGGAACACCTGTTGCAGGAACAGAGGTGTTAAAAAGCAAAGCTTTTTTATTGGTATTAAATGTTGTGCTTATAGTAAAAGCATTGGTATCTCCACCACCCTCATAACCTGCTTTTCCTACTGTACCTGTTGATGGAACATAAAAAACTTTTGTAGGAATGGCTCTCATTGCAATTTCATAAATTAAATTAAATCGAAATGAATTTCCTGTTGCTGGTTGATAAATCATATAAGCACCATCATTTGTAACTGTTCCTGCTGTAGTTCCACTAGCATAACTTTGTTGATAATATCTTTTGCATCTTAATAAATTATTAGCAAAAGATTCATGTTGAAATGATGGTATAGTAGTTGAATCAAAACTTCCTACTTCCATTTGTAATCCTGTTATATACCAATCATTTGAAGTGCTGCCTAATAAATCTAAATTATCACTTGTAGCAGTATTATTACCATTATCTGCCCACTGGTCTGCTGTTACTCCATCTCTGTTTGAACCTGCACCTAACCAAAATTGAACTGCAACTGCAAAACCTGTTCCAGTTACTTTTGTTTCACTTGTTGATGAATCTAAAGTAATTGCACAAACTATTTTTTCCCAAGTATTTGCTGAACTTATGGTATACAATTTGTGATAGATTCTTGTTGCTGTGTTATTTTCTACTGAACCATTATCACTTAATTTTAAAGCAAGTGAATGAGTACCTGTCCTATTTGACCTTACCCAAAATGCGATTGTTACTGTATCAGGTGATGCTACAAAATAATTTAATAAAGAAGTAGCTGTTCCCTCTAGTTGTGTTTGAAAATACATTTGATTATTTGCATCTTGTGAAGTATCTGCTGTTGTGCAAGATACTTTATTACTGTTAACAAAGCCTTGTCCTGATGGTACATCTGTTGATTGGTCTACTCGATAAACGCCATCACCTACATTAAATGCACTTATCTCATATCTATCTAAATGATAAGCAACACCTGTTTGAGAAGTAAATGATGTACCTCTTTGTGCTACTGCCATATCACCATTAATGATAATGGGGTTAGCATTAGGTCTATTAGTTACATGGTCTAAATTAGATAACGGTAAAGTACCTGTTACTGCTGGTATGGTTACTGTATTAGTTCCAGCTTGTGCTGGTACAGTAATTGTTACATCACCAGAAGTACTACCTTTTAATTTAATACTGCTCATTAGTCTGCCTCCGCTATGGTGTT